GCATCAAGCAGTATTGCTATAGATTCTGACATAACTGCTGTAGGTACTGAAATACAGTATGCAAGTAGTTCCATATCAATTGACTCTGACTCTTCATCAACGGCTTATGAAATTCTTTATGCCTCTTGTTCAATAGAATCAACTGTATATTTTACAACATCTCCCATTGAAATTTTATTACCAAAGACACAAATTGATATTGATTCCTCGCTAGTTGTTTCAACAATGAAAGATGCATATGCATCATCTTCAATTTCTATTGATTGCTCTGTTTCTGTTGTATGTCTGGAACAATTAAAAGCATCCATTACAATAGATAGTTCACTCACTGTAAGCGCAACCGCAATTGAAATTTTGTTTGTATCAATTGAATCATTGATAGATGCCAGTGCCTCAGCAACTGCTTATGAAATTCTTTATTCAAACTCGGCACCATCTGGTGATCTATCTGTTACAACTTCAGCATATAAGTTTGCATATGCACAAAGTGCTATTTCAATAACTTCAAATGTAACAATATTTGCATTAGAAGAATTGAAAGCATTTATTGTTATTGATTCATCACTTAATGCAACAGTAACAAGTATCAAACTTGCCTACTCTTCAATACAGATATCCTCATCTGCTTCTGCAACAATTGTCGGTAAAGAAATTCAAAAAGCCGTATGTTCAATATCAATAACATCCAGTCTGTCTGCTACTGCTTATGAGATTCAAAAAGCGTCATGTGCTATAGATATAACATCCAATGGGGTATTTACAGCAATGGAAATTCTAAAAGCAGCATGTGTAACATCAGGAAGTGTTTCTACAACTGCTACTGCAAAAGAAATATTACTGGCAAAGATATCAATTTCCGGTCTGTCTGTAAATGTTGTATTGGCATTAGAAATTCAATTACTGAAGTGTACAATACCAGTAACATCAGCAATGCTTATTGCAAGCGCAATTAAGTTTAGTTCTGCCGTAACAGAAGATACTGAATACATAAGAACAATGCTTGTTTTAGATGGTAAGCCATTAACAGAGCATAATAGAAAATTAAATAGTTCTATAATTCAACCTGTTATAGAAAATATTAACTGGAAAGCAACTAGAAGTCGATATTATAAGGATAATTCTGGTAGAAAGGCATTTACTTTATCTTGGACAATGGTACCAAATTCAAGAGAAGACACAGTAGATCTTAAGTTTGGAAGGGATTATATAAATCAAATAGGTAGCGACCCAGATGTGCATACATTAAAATTGATTAATTTAGACTCAAATGGAACTACACCATATAGTGAAACAGAGTATAATGTTATAGTAAAAAGTTATTCTGAGACTCTTATTAGAAGAGATCTTGTTGGTGAAGCATATTACTGGGACTGTAATTTGAGTTTAGAGGAAGTATAATGTTAACAACTGATATATACGGTAAAACATTAAGCAATACGTTCAATTCTAAAATATCATCTCCAGCTCAGTCTATAAAACCAAAAATTCTTATAAACTTTTTGGACAGTAGACATAGTACAAATCTTACTGTAACAACAAATAGTGCACACGCCTCATCTAATCCCGGAGATCTTGGTTATTATTTCGTTCCAAAGCAATCATGTAATGGAATTGAAAGACAATCGTATACTTGGGCAGTTGCTGATGCCCTTGATGTAGATGGGAAAACCATTAAGGCAGATGGCAATTGGTATGCAATGCCAAGCGATCTTTCTGAGAACTATGAATATGGATGGTGGTCAAGTTCTAATTCAACATCTTCACTGCATGGAACTTATAATGGTTATTCATTCTCATCAAATCCAACTTTAAATATTGAATTTGATGATCGTGCATGCAATATTATAAGAGTTACTACATCAGAATACTATGGTCAAATTGATACATATACATTAGTTGTAAGAAGCAATGATTCTGGTATGCCAAACCCCTTGTTTACAGAAACAGCTAGAATTGAAGACGGATCATATTACTATGATCATTATTTGCCAAGCTCTATTGGTCATGACACCATATATAGAATAGAAATAACTGTACTAACAACCAAGAATCCACTTGACTATGCAAGAATACAGGAGGTTAGTCCAATATATCAAGTTGATATATCTGATTATTCTATATCTTATGACTATAGTAAGGTTAGAGATTTGCATGAATCTAGTTTACCAATTGCGGGTACTGCCTCTGGCGGTCTTAATTTAACAATTGATAATACATCTAAAGAGTTTAATATACTTAATAATTCTTCTGAGTACGGCAAGTATATGAAAAAGGATCTAAAGGTATATGTTACATCTGGATGGAATATCAAAAAATATGATGATTTGTATATAGAAAAAACTCTACGTTCAAATCTATCGTCAGTTGCAAGTTCAATGAGTTTAATAAATACAGACGACCTTCCTGATGGTGGCGCTGGAAACGAGTTCGTCATGGTTATTGACCCAGATGGTGTTAATAGAGAATTTATTCTTTGCAATGCTAAATCATCTACATATGATATATCTATTTCTGAAAGAGGATATGCCGGCTCGTCAGCAAAAAGTCATACAGCGGGGACAACTGTTAGATTTGAAACATATGAATATCCATCATATACTGAATATTATGTTGATGAATGGAGTGCTTCATCCGATTCAATGACTGTCTCATTGACAGCAACTGACTGGTCTAAAAATCTATCAGAAAAGATTCTCACAAAAGGATTTTTTTTGGAAAAATCAACTGTGCCTGATGCTTGTGAGTCATTATTACTAAAATCTAATTTCCCGAAGAAAGATATCAAATCATTAAATAGATTTGATATATCTGCAAAAAAGAAAGGGGCTGTATTACATTTTGATTTTAATGAATCAAGTATTGATAGATCTGGAAATACTGTGAATGTTGATAATGGTCTTAGGGCAAGATTTTTTGCTATGCCGGCCGGTCAAGAAAACAAGGTCTCTGACATAACAGCAGATGCCCTAGATCGTGAACTGTCAGATCTTGAAAAAGCGCTAGGAGAGACAAGTTTTACGTCACCATCCTATTCAGCCAATTCAGCAGATATATCTGCTTCATCAATGGCATTAAATATTGGTACATCAGTTGGATATTCCTTTACTGGCACTGATGGCACTATTTATTCTGAATATTATAACTGTGTATTTGACGGATTTTATATACCAACAGATACTGGGTCTCAATATATAGTAATTGATATCGCAATGGGGGGTGCAAGAGTATATCTTGATGATACTCTAATTCTTGATGACTGGAGACTGCATCCGGTATCAGATGGTTCTTATTATACAATAGAATCAGATGAGTTGTATCTTACTCAAGGAAAACCATATAAGATAAGAATTGAAGCATTTCATAAAACAGGCAAGTTTGCTATCAAACTTAAATCTGCTGTTGGGATATATGCCGCCGCAGATGTTTCACCAGAAGAAACAAAAACTATTGCAGTTATAGACAAAATTGGCACAAAGAACCCTAGTTTTGAACCCGCTACTTCAGATAGAAATAAGAGAACAAACTATGCTCTCTATCTTGGCGGTGGCAATATAGGTCTTGCTGGTGGCATGACTTCAATGCCAGAGAATAAATCATGTTTGCTCGGATCTGGTAAATACATTAGATTGCCATATGATTTATCATGGAACATGGTTAACTCTACTAATCCCAACTATACAGGTGATTTTACAATAGAGATGTATATTAAGCCAACTGCTTCATACAGTAGTGACGGTGAATACATCAGTATGTGGGTGGATTCAGGAACCACATCAAATGGTTTTGAATTTTTCTTCAATAGTACAACTCATGGTTTTAAAATTAAAACATCAAGTGGAACACTGCAGCTTTCAGCAAATGGATCGCTATCAACTACGAGTTGGTCACATATAATAGTCACTTATAACTCAACTACAGACGCTATTGCTTATTATGTAAATGGTAGTTTAATTGATTCAGATATAGTAAGTGGTTCTATTACATCATGGAATGATCTAGATTTAACATTTGGCGGTAGAAATGCTTATTATAATACAACAACTGATTTAGAGGTTGCTCCATCAACAATTAGAAGTATTTATATTGATGAATTTTTAATTTACAATAAATATTTAACAAGTGATGAAATATCAGATAGATATACAGAGACTCAAATGCAAGAAGTTACTCTCTATCCATTCTTGTATGGCGGAGAGGAGCCTATTAGAACTATTTTAGATGAAATCACATTAGCTGATTTAGGTCGATTCTATATAGATGAATTAAATAATGCTAGATACGATCATTATTATAGATTCTTTGAAACAAGTATAGATCAACATACCAATATTCAGACAACCATAGATGATGATACTCATATATTAAACGCTGATTTTGTTACACAAATACAGGCTAATAAAGTTGTTGTAAAAATTGCTGGTATTTCTTCAAATTTAGTCGGGACACAATCTCTTTGGAGAGCACCAGATCCTACTACACTAGCAGTAGTAAATCTAGAATCATCAATTACATCATCTGACACATCAATGTATGTATCAACAACTGTTGATCCACCATTTGCTAAAGCTGGATATATTATAATAGATGATGAAATTATTAAATATAATAGTAAATTACCCAATGTTTTTGCATCGTTAGAAAGAGGCAAGTTTGGAACTACAGCTGCATCTCACTTAGCTAATGCTGCTGTTAGAGAAGCAAGATATTGGGACATAAAATACGATAAGGCTCCAGCATTCTCTGTGAAGGATCCATTCATTACTGGTATTCTTTTTGAAGAACCAAACCAAATTGATATATTGAAATGGATTCCAAATGCTTATGGTGCTGAATTAATAATATCTGCAAGTGAAAATATAGATAAAGATACATTTGTTTTTGCAGAAGGAACAAGTCCTATAACTCAAAAAGTAAGTTATACAGCCGTTGCTGGTATTCCTGTTGTTATAACAGATTCTAATAGTCAAATTACAGAGCAAGTTGCTACATTAGAAGATAATATAAGGCTCTATGGTATTAAAGAAATTACTATAGAAAATAGGTTCATTACAGATTACCTATATGGTCAAAGGATTGCTAATTTTATTATTAGCAAAATGGGGGATCCTGTTCCCATTTTAAATATAAATACTATACCTACACCAAAAATTCAATTAGGTGATAAAATTAGAATATCATCTATGGATTCATTTGATATAATTAATGGAGATTATTGGGTCATTTCTAAAAACTATCAATACAGCCTGACACCCGGGCAAAGTATGACCTTAAGGAAGGTAGTCTGATGCCTACAATAAGAACTAGTGCAATATCAGAAAGTGGTATTGTATTTTTTGCATCCGGTGGTCACAGCCATGATGGTGTTGGTTCATCTATTATTGATACCTCTAAATATTCTATTTTTGATTTTGGATTTGGATTAGTAGGAACGAATCCAGATAGAATAAATAAACAAACAATAAATCAAACCGCATTTAAGAACTTCATTATTCAGACAGTTAATGAATCAGTTCTTGAACCAGCAGGTGTTGTTCTGCAAGATAATATTATTAATTCTAGAAATATTATTGCAGGATCAATTACATCGACAGAGATTGCTGCAAATACAATTACAGCAAATAATATAGCAACAGGTACAATTACAGCAACACAAATAGCTGCTGGCTCAATCACAGCAGATCGTTTAGAGGCAAATGCTCTTTCTGCTAATAGTTTGTCATTTAGCAATGGAGATTATTGGGCAAGTAATGGTGCATTTAGACTTGGTGGTACAAGCGGTGTATCGTATTCTGGTGTTTTGGGTTCTTCAATAACTATTGGATCCAATACTGTTGTAAATGGCTCTATTGATATCGGTGGTCCAGATAATGCTTCATTGCAAGTTAATACTGATGGTGCTTTATGGATTGGTCATAGAGATTTCGCATCAGCTCCTTTTAGAGTTTATTCTAATGGAAGAACTGAAGTTGGAAATGGTAAAGTAACAATATCAACAACTGGAGTTGTTAATATAACTGGCGCTACTACGGTCGGTGGTAATTTAACAGTAAATGGATCTTCTATAAGTATTGGATCAGTAAGTAGCACAACTGATGTGAATGGAGATCTTGTTGTTAATGGCAATACTGTCATGGAATCAAACGTCAGAATAGATGGTGCTGTAAGAGGAAATAACGGTATTGTTTATTGGAAACTTGACACATCTGGATTCATTGCTGGAACCTCCTTGGACGGAACGCAAATATTAAGTATTGGTCAAAATATTAATACAAATGGAACAGTAACAGCAGCTGGCAACGTAACAACCCAAGCAAGTCTTCTTGTAGGATCCGGTACAGCCGGTGCTCCATCTATTAGATTTACTAGCGATACTGATACTGGTATGTATCGTTCTGGAACAAACCAAGTAGGTATTTCTTGCGGCGGTGGAAACTCCGCCTTCTTTACACCATCAGATACGTTATTAACAATAACTTCTACAGGAACTGCTCAGACAGTCTATCATACCTCCTTGGGTTTAATAAAAGCAAGCTCAACAAGAAATATAAAGAATGACATCTACTACTTTTCAGACGGTATAGAGAAAATTAAAAAACTTAAGCCGGTCACGTTTACATATAAACCACTTGAGTCTGACTCTGAATACACCGCTGAACTCAAGAAAGGCGCTATACAACATGGTTTTATAGCAGAAGAAGTTGCTGAGGCAGACCATCAACTTGCTACTTGGGATTTGCCTAATATGGATGGTCTAACCGACGAAGAAAAAATAGAAATAATTAAAGATCTTACAAAATATGTGCCGACCTATTATAAAGAATCGGCCATTTTATCAATAGCAGTAGCCGCTATTCAGGAATTAACTACCAGGGTGGAAGCTTTAGAGGCTCAATTAGGGTATAATAATTAAATGGCTTACGAAAACTATAGATTTGTATCTTGGACTTCAGGGACACCAATTACTGGTGAAAGGCTATCTCAGATGTCTACAAATATTGAGCAAGTCAAGGATGCTACAAATGGCAGACCACAAGGCATAATTCAATTATCGCAAGTTACCTCTGATGTTCCTAACTCAACTGGATACTCTGATTTTGTTGAATATGAATTAATTTCATTAAAAGAAGTGCCGCCATCAGACAAAAGAGTTAGTGTAGATGGTGATAGGTATTATAAAGTATCCTTATCGTTCCCTGGCTTTCTTGTTAAGGCAAGGGGTGCTGAAGATTCGACTTACTTGATTAAATTTTATCAAGGTACATTTGGCAATGCGTCAACACTTCTTAATACATGGAAAATAACTCCACCGATATTTTCATATTACGATGTTTCATCCAATGCTTCTACTACTACTGTTTCTGTGAAATCAAACGGTTATCCAACTAGGTTTGGTGCTGGTGATTATTCTATTATATTATCATCAACATCTGCTGGTCTAACAAATGAATCCTTCTATGTCGCTATTAAGAGAGACCAAGGTGCAAATACAACTAATGCCCCAGCATATTATGTTCCTAGTTCTGGAACAACTATGCAATTTTATATTGAGGATGTTGGCGGAATCTAATGCGTAGGAGAGAATTAGCTTCTCAACGTAAAGATATAAAATGGACACCTAAAAATAATACTGGATCTAGCAACCCCAACTTTGCTGGCGGTAAATATGTTGATGATAAAGGGTATGTAAGGTTACTTAGACCAGAACACCCCAGAAATATTCGTGGATATGTTTATGAACATCGTTTATTAATGGAACAATATATGGGTAGATTTTTAGAGCCTTGGGAAACAGTCCATCATATAAATGAAATAAAAACAGATAATAGAATTGAAAATTTCTTTTTATGTACACATAAAGAACACAGTGCAGTTCACATGGAAGGCAGAAAGCCAACAATTGATCAAAAGAATAAACTTAGAGAAAGTATTAAAAATGTTAAACCACATACAAGAAAACGAGACTTTTCAAGAAAAACAATCGCCAAAAAAAATTATCCTAATGACTGATTTTCCTCTCTACGCTGTGGTACCATTTACCAACCCGTAGGAGGGAAAGATGAAAAAATGTGAAGGGCCGAACTGCGAATTAGAGTTTGAGCCAAATACAGCAAATCAGAAATACGCACACGATTCATGTCGTAAATCAATTGATTCACTCGGACTTTGCAAGTTCAGGAAAGAAAATGGGATTGTTGAGATTCCTAACTCATCTATTGATCTATCGATCTGTTCAGATGCTGATCTTAAGGTTGCGTATACAAAGCTTCTATCAGAATATGATAAAGTAAAAAATAAGCAAGATGAAATAGCAAGTGCTGTTTATAGAGCTGTTAAGGATACTGTTACTTCACAGCCCCCTATCAAAATGAACAGCGATTTTACTCCAGTAAAGAGTAAAAAGTCATTGAAAGATCAAGAGGTTGCAGTTGCAGTTCTTGCCGATTGGCAACTTGCAAAAGTTACTCCTGACTATAACTCTGCTGTTTGTGAAGAGCGTATTGAAAGATATGCTGATAAGGTTATTCATTTAGCAAATATTCAAAGAGCAGACCACCCAGTTAATGAAATTCATATCTGGTGTTTGGGAGACATTGTTGAAGGAGAACTTATATTCCCCGGACAAAGTTTCCTTGTTGATGGTGGTCTATATAGACAGGTAACTGTTGATGGACCTAGAATTATGCGCAAGTTCATCAATAAAATGCTTGAGAACTTTGAAAAGGTCGTATTTGTTGGCGTGATAGGTAATCATGGCGCAATCGGCGGTCGTAGCAGAAGAGATCATGACCCCGAAACAAATGCTGATAGAATGCTGTATCGTATCATACAGTTAATGTATGAAAACGAAAAGCGTATTGAGTTCCACATACCAGATGGTCGTGGTGAAAGAAATTGGTATGCAATAGATACTATTGGAAATTATAAGTCTCTATTGATTCATGGCGATCAATTTGGTAGCCTATCGACCCTCTATGCCTTCCAGAAGAAGGTGTATGGATGGAAGGTTGGCGCTATACAGGAAGAGTTTAATGACGTTTATTGTGGGCATTTCCATACTCCTACAAAAATGACATTTAATACTGTCCAGTTTAGAATCTCTGGAAGTCCAGAATCTACAAACACATATGCTATGGAAAGTTTGGCCGCCATTGGTCAACCTTCTCAACCATTGATGTTTGTTCATCCCGAAAAGGGAATTGTGACAGCAGAATACAACTGCTGGCTATAGGAGGAAATATGTTTGATAAGAAATTACTTAAGGACATCGCAGAAAGAGCGATTTGGACAGCGGCTCAGGCTTTTATTGCTGTCTATACCGTTGGTGGTGTTGATCAAACAAAGTCTGCGTTGACAGCAGGAGTCGCTGCTGGAATTAGTGTTGTTAAGGGTTTCATGGCAACGCAGGTTGGAGACCCGAAGTCTGCTTCTACTTTAAAGAGTTGAAATGATTAAATTTCCTAGTGTTAAACTCAAGTGTGCAAAGTGCGGTGGTATGAAATACATCGGTGAAGAATTTCATTTTGCTGGTGAGATGTGGGTGGACGTTACCTGCATCAATTGTTCGCATACTGCTGATATTGAAGTAAATAAGTTAAATAACTTACTTCAAAAACTGTCAGGGAATAAAAAATGATAACAAATAAAATAATAGAAAATAAGTTTTATTTGTATAAAGGTAAACTTGTAAAAGTTAAAAAAATTCATAGATCATCAAATAATGTTGTAGTTAAATATATCCTTGATGATGGTGAAGATATCATTCCGTTTTCTGGCGGAGAACTGTTGCTCAGTAGACTTTATACAATAGGTGAATTGGCTAAAATAACAGGCAAGAGATCAGATACTCTTAGAAAATACGAGAAGTCTGGTCTCTTGCCGAAGCCATTTTTTATGGTAGAAAAAGACGAATCATGTTATAAAAATTGGCGGTTCTATTCAGAACAAGAAGTTTATGATGTGATAGCATTCTTTTCTGGAAGAAATCCTGGGCGACCAGCGACCTCCAGTAAAGCAAATATAAAAAGTTCCATCATCTCATTGAAAGAGAAGGTTAATAAATTATGATTGATAATGATAAAGCTGAAATTTGGGCTTCTATTGGAATAACAAAAAATCTTGGCAACTATGAGTCTTTAAGGCTTGATGCTGGTGCTAAGATTATGGCATCTAATCTTGATGATCAAGATTCTTGGGCTAAACTATGGAATGCTCTGGATGAGCAGATTGAAGCTAAATTAAAAGAGTTAGATAAGTGAGTTGGCTTCAAAAAGCCGTTTGTCATAACGATAAGAATTCCAACTATTGGCTTTCATATGAACTTAATAAAATTGAGTATGCAAAAAATGGATGTGCAAAATGTACAGTCAAAAAGCAATGCCTACTCAACTCTGATATCTCAGATAAGGAAACTGCCGGCGTAATTGCTGGTATTTCAGAATATGAAAGAAAATTAAAATTATGGAAGAAGGTGAATGATATAAATGGCAATAACTGGGAATGATGTAATAGACGTATTTAAAATCTATTGCAAAGAGAAAAATAAACTATTTATCCCAGACTCGCCTAGACAGGATGAAATAGCACAAAGCATCGCTGAGCATTATGATAGCGATGATCTTCTTGAGGCTATTAAGTTCTATATCTCTAATGAGGTTGGACCCATTCTTGTTTTTGACTTTGCATTAAAGTCAAGAGATTATGTGGTTAAGATTCAAAAAGAGAGAGCGTCTGTTGATAGATTTAAGCAAACCGTTGCCGAAACAAGAAAGCTGATTGAATCAGATGAATTATGAGATGAGACTTATCAACGCTATTGTTGATAGCGGAGATATGGTAACAGCCATTAATGAGGGTGTTGATGGAGTATTTTCTGAGTATAGGGACATATGGAACTTTGTTCTCAGTCATTACGACAAACACTCTAAATCACCATCAAAGGATACAATAAAATCACACTACTCTGATTTTGAATTTATCAACAGTTCAGAGCCGTTGATGTATTACATTGATCAAGCAAAGAAAGAATCCTTATCTGTCCAGACTCGTAGAATTGTAGCGCAGGCTCATTCTTTATTAGGTGAGTTGGGTCCAAAGGAAGCCCTTTCTTTTTTGATGGAGAATACATCTAAGTTATATAAGTATTCCAGTAATCTAAAAGATACTGATCTTGTTGGTGAATGGAAAGATAGATTTACTGATTTAAAGGAAAGATCAGAGAACCCAGACAAGGGTGTTGTAGGAATTCCTAGTGGTATTTCTGTCATTGATAAAGTATTCGGCGGTTGGCAGGCAGGAGACTTCATTGTTCTTCTTGGCTGGACAGGTGTTGGTAAGTCATTTATTGCAAGATTATTTGCTGTTAATGCTTGGCGTGCTGGATATCGACCAATGATTATTTCTCTTGAAATGAACAAGATGCAGGAGGGGCAGAGACTTGATACTCTGCTTAATAATGGTGAGGGTAACTTCACAAACACGGATCTTGTAAAAGCGAATCCTCTTATTGTTGATAAATATGAAAAATGGGGCAGTAGAACTTTTGATGGCAAGCAACCAATCTATCTTGTCACCTCTGAGGGGCTTGAGACAGCCGATCAGAATATGGTTCAGGCTAAGATAGATCAGTATCAACCAGACATGGTGATTCTTGATTATCATGGTCTATTTGATGACTCCAGTGGTGCCAGGAATGAAACAGAGAAAGCAAAGAATCTTTCAAAAGCTTTCAAGAGAATTGCGGTAAAGAATAATGTACCCATTATTGACGTTGCTGCTGTAACAATGAGTGAGGGTCATAGCGAAAGACCACCGGAATTAGAAGAAGTTGCTTGGTCTAAGCAGTTAGCCTATGATGCCGATCTCGTTCTTGCTATCCACCGTGAATATAACTCGGATATATTTCAGGTAGTATCAAGAAAAGTTAGAAGAGCAACGCACTTTGGATTCTATTTGAAGTGGAATCTTGAAACAGGGAAATGGAATGAAGAATGGGATCTAGGATGAAGATTGAAATTGATGATAACGTACTGTATGTCCTAAACGGAACCAGTCGTGATATTGAGACAATTGTTAGGCTAAGACCGTGGATAGAAGATGAGATTAGAACACTTTATGGTGACTTTACTTCAACAAAACTATTCACAGATTACAAGCCTCAATCAGAGACCTTTGAGTACAAAATTGTATTCCTCAAATAATATTGAAAAAGAAATAAGAGATCTATTCTCTAATTACAATATCAATATACAAACAGAAAGCGGTAAAGAGGCAACTCTTTATTGCCCTTTCCATAAGAACACACACAGCCCAGCGTTTTATATAAATTTAAAAACTGGTCTATGGCAGTGTTTTAATCCATCTTGTGATAAACGTGGTAATTTTAGACAACTGTATAAGCATTTAACGGGCAAATCTTATTCAAGAGAAAGAAAGATTGACCCTGTTGATCTTGAGCAAAAGCTTAGAAATAGTTTAAATCCACAAAAACAAGAAGAAATAGATATTGAATCAATTCGTATTAATTATGACTCTGATGAAATTCATCTATTAGAAACTATGCTAGAAAGAGGTTTCAATAAAGAAACTTTGAAGTATCTAGAAATAGGATTCTCAAGAGTCAAAGAGCGAGTTGTCATACCTGTCAGAGATTCAAAGTACGAAGTTGTTGGGTTAATAGGTCGAGCAATTCATGATTGGCAAGATCCTAGATATCTATATAACAAAGGCTTCAAAAGAGCAGATGTATTATTCAATATACAGAACGCAAAAAAATACGATGAATGTATCGTAGTAGAGGGAAGTCTTGATTGCGCTAAAGTAATTCAATCAGGATATCAAAATTGTGTAGCAACTCTTGGTGCAAAAGTATCTGACCATCAGATATCTATGTTGAGGAAATGGTTTGATAAAATCGTCATTTTTTCTGACAGGGATGAGGCTGGCGCATCCATGCGAGATGCTATAATAAGATCTTGCGAGGGCAAGGAACTGAGTCAAATGCTCATACCTGAGCATGCAAAAGACCCAGGCGAAATGTCTGAGCAGGAAATACAACAATCATATATAAATAAAATTTCCATTATTGGAGGAAGGTAGGAAACATGTTTGAATCATTAAAAACACTTAAAGACTTAGAAAAGAATATCCCGACACAAAGCGGTGGTGGAGGAAAGAAGTTCTTCACCATTTCTTCGGGAGAAACTTTTAAGATTAGATTCCGTCAGGAATTGACGGAAGATTCCAGAAATTACGATGAAGCAATTGGAACTGCAATTACTGTTCCCGTTGTTACTTCGCCTATTAACTGGAAATGGAGGGCAGCATCAACTGCATCATTGGAGAAGTTCAATTACCGTTGTTGGGCAAGTGAGCAGATTTCCAAGGATACTAGGTGGAGACCGAAGCCTCATCTTCTCATCAATGTTGCTGTTGAAGTTGAACCTGGCACTTGGGAGCCTAGAATTATTGACACAACCTTTAATCAGCGCCATATTGGTCTGATTTTGATTGAATACGCTAAGGAGTTTGGTTCTATCACTGACCGCTACTACAAGTATTCAAGAACTGGTTCTGGCGCTCAGGATACGAATTATACGCTTATCCCGCTGGACCAGTCACCGATGCCTGACAGCATTAAGTCACTTCCAGTGCATGATCTTAACAATGTTTATATGACATTGCCTTATGCAAAGCAGGAAGCATTTTTTACCACTGGCGAATTGGTAAAAGATTCTTGGTGATGATGCATGCCGGCAGGGAGTAATCCCTGCCGGCATAGGCAAC